TGTGCCATCCATCAAGTACTTCGGCCAAGGCGTTTTCACCAAGTACGACCTGAAGTCATCGGTCAACGGCGTTGTGACGTTCGACGGTGAAATCCAAGTGACAGGCCCCGTGTATCGGACTATCCTTTAGGTAACCCTAGTAAGGAGCAGGAATGTCAAATCTCGCACAGCAAATTTTTGCCGTAGACGATATCGAAAGCGAACTTTTGGAAATCGCGCAGTGGAATGTCACCGTGCTGGTCAAGTCAATGACGGCCAAGGACCGCGCCCGGATGATTGGTCGCTCGGTTCAGGCCAACGGCAACTTCGACTTGGAAGAAGTCCTGCCCGACTTGGTGATTCACTGCACTTTCGACCCAGAGACGGGCGAGCGTGTGTTCACGCCAGCCGACCGCGAGATGCTGATGTCCAAGGCTGCCTCGGCCATCGAACTCATCGCCACGGTTGCAATGCGCTTGTCCGGTATGGACGAGGATGCAATTGAGAGGGCGGGAAAAGGCTTGTAGATGACCCGGAAAGGAGATTTCTCTTTGAGTTGGCTGAAAAGTTAGGCCGAACCGTAGAGGAACTTCTTGACGGGTCACCGTCACACAAACCAATTTCCGCTTACGAAGTGACTGAGTGGCACGCATTGTGGCGACTGAGGAACTACGAACACGAACAGGCCACAAAGGGCTACTAGCGGAAAGGGGGTAGTGAAATGACGATGGACACCGGTGGCGACAACCTAATCGCCAATGCCATCCGTATCGCTATCCTTGGTGACAACAAGCAATTCAAGAGCGTTGTCGGTGACAGCGTTGAATCAGCAAAGGCCGCAGCAGACGGCATCAAAGGTGCTTTTGCCGACGTAGGTGGGTTCCTTTCCAAGGCAGTTGGCTTCTTCGGTGTCGCTGCGATGGTTGACAAATCAGCAGAAGCCGCTTCCAAACTGACCGGTCAACAAAATCTTCAGGCAACGATTCTGAAGAACCAGTTGTCCCCAGAACTGGTGAAGCAGTTCGGCATCACTAAGGGAATCGAGGGTAATTACTCCAAGATTCTTGCCAATGCTGCGATGATTCAGTCAACTTCAACCGGTATGAGCGTCACCCAGATAACGCAGGCCCAGACGATGTTCCTTACCAACAAGGAACTGGCCAATATGTTTGCCACCGGTCAGAAGATTACTTCTGGGCCACTGACCGGTATGAACGTTCAGTTGGAAAACGCAATGAACGCTGCTGCAAACTTGGCAGGAACGATGGGTGGCAACGTCTACGCCGCGTCTCGTCTGCTGAACCGAGTATTGGAAGACCCGGCAAAGCGTGTGACAGCACTTCGCCGTTCTTCGTTGCAGTTGAGTACCGACCAAATCAACTCCATTAAGCAGATTGAGGCTTCACAGGGCAAGGTCGCTGCCCGATACGCCACTTTGCAATTGGTGAACTCAGAACTCGGTGGTGCTGCTCAGGCAGTGGCCAACCCGATGGAGAAGTTGCAGAACGACTTCCAAAACCTCACCATCGAACTTGGTGAGGTTTTTCTCCCGTTAATTAACGCATTTTCTGATGTAATTGCTAATTTGGTTGGTTCAATTGCTCCAATGATGCAGCAATTGGCAAACGTTATTAAGCCAACAATGATGGCTATTGGAACTGCAATCGGTGATGTTTTTACGATTGTTGAACCAATCTTGAACACCATTACCACAAGAATATTGCCAGACCTTATGATGGTTCTTCAACCAATTATTGACGCATTTGGTAAAATGGCAAACGCTTTTGCAAATTCTGCTGCTCTAAAAGACTTCTTGACCATCATAGGAAAGTTGTTTGACAACTTGTCTTTGAAACTTCTCAAATTGCTTCTTCCGTTATTCACCAATTTGCAAAAGACATTTGACAAAATGTCCAAAAACGGTCAATTGGACAAGTTGTTCAAAAATCTTGCCAACGTGTTCGCCACACTGCTGCCGATTCTTCCCCAACTCATCCAGTTCGCCATCACACTGGTGGAAGCGTTGTTCCCCCTGTTTCTCCAGTTCTTCCCCATCCTCATTCAATTTATGCAGTGGGGTGCTGATTTTCTTGCGTGGTGCATCAAGGTTGTCCCTGCCGTAGCAAAAGTTGTCGAAAAAATCCTAAAGTGGGCAGACGGGCTTCCCATCATCAAGCAACTGTCGCACCACACTGGCGTTCTGAAGGACATCATCCTTGGCTTGGTCGCAGTCTGGTTCACCAGAGGGATGTTCCTCGCTCCGTTGAAACTCATCATCGGCACTATTGACAAGATGCGGGACAGCATCAAGTTGGCCCAGAAGGGCTTCAAGGACTTGAAGGGAGGTGGCTTTGGTAAGGGCCTGAGGCAAATCCTCGGCCTTGGTGGGGCTGCTGAAAAAGACGCACAAGTTGTTGCTGTAGAAGCGAACACGGTTGCCCTCGGTGAAAACACGGCTGCCCTTGGTGGCAACGCATTAAGCAACGAAGTTGGCGGTGGCGGTGGCGCAGGCAAAGACGCAAAGGAAGCCGAAGGATTCTTCAAGAAGTTTATGAAGTTCGCCAAGAACCCAGTGAAAACTTTCAAGGAGATGGCCGGAGGCGCACTGGGCAAGTTGAAGAACTTGTTTGGTCGTGGTGCTGGAAAAACTGCTGCTGGTGATGCAGCATCCACTGGCGAGGCTGCTGCTGGTGAAGCAGCATCCACTGGCGAGGCTGCTGCTGGTGATGCAGCATCCACTGGCGAGGCTGCCCTTGCTAGTGGTGGAGCAGAGGCTGCTGCTGCCACTGGTGGTGAAGCACTTGCCGGTGCTGGTGTTGCTGCTGCTGGCACCGGTGCAGCCGAAGGTGGAATCTTGGCTGCCGGTCTTGCCAGTGCGCCAGAAACCCTTGGTGTTGGTTTGGCCGTTGCCGCAGTTGCTGCTGGCGTAGTCGCTTTTCACAAGCAGATTGGTCACGCCATTAGCAAGACGGCAAAGTTCCTGTACCACGGCGCACAAGATGTAGCAAAATGGGGTTCCAAGGAGTTTGGACACGTCGAAAACGGAGTGAAAAAAGTCGCCAAGTTTGTCGGTCACGTTGGACACGCTGCTATGGGTTTGGTGACTGGTGGGCTTCACGCTGCTGGAACCATTGCCCACGGAATCGGTTCGGCCATTGGAGGCTTCTTTGGTGGCCTGTTCGGTGGTGGTGGAAGTTCCAGTTCTTCTTCCACCACCACTGGAAGTAGCAAGGCGATGATTGGCTGGCTCATCAGGATTGCCCACAACACCTCAGCCACGGCCATTCTGCTGGACAAGGGTGGCAAGCCTCAGGAAATCGCCCGAATGATGAAGCACCCTGCGATGAAGAAGATGGTTGCTGCCCACTCCCACGAAATGATGAGCCAAGCAATAGCCAAGATGTTCGGTGCTGGCTCGTTGGTTGGGTCACTGTTCAGCAACGGAAGTCCAGCAAATGCTGGAAAGGCACTGGCTGGGTCAACTCGCACATCCGGGCCAACGCACAACGTCACTATTTCACCAAACGCCTTTGTCGTGAACGTGACCGGTGGGGCAGACCCCAAGGTTGCCAAGCAAGTCGAAGCGGCAATCCAAAAGCACTTCAAGGAAATGCTCCGAACTACCAACGCAATGAGGGCATAGCATATTCAGTGAAATAGGGTAGAGTATTCGGGAGGGCTATGAATAACTACGTTGCCAACCCAAACTACTCAGACGCTGCTGGCTCGCCCTACTGGACTGTTGTGGTTCCGGGGGCGCAGACGCTTTCACCCGATGAGGCCGTAGCCGACATTACCCAACTCGCCGTTGGTACCGTGATGGATAACGGCTACTACCGTGCTGCCCAAGTCCAAGACGTCTCTAAGTTGGGAGTTGCTGGAACTTCGCTGTCTGTCACAACCGGCGGGCAATATGGGAACACGAACCCGTCACCGTTCTTCGACAGGGGCGATTCGTTCGCTTACGTCAACAGCGTGGCAGGAATCAGCACTGGCCTGCGTATAGCAATTTTGGAAGGTTTGCAGACCGACGCTTCACCATACACGGCTGGCTCAATGTCCACCGATGCCTTTACGAGCGAGTGGATGACGGCTCGTGCAGTTGGACAGATTCCAGCAGTTGCGAACAACCAGAACTACCAATCGTTCCAAAGTGGGAGCCTGACTTCTTCCTACTGCGCCTACTTGATGACCAACGGCAATGCGTTCGGTGCAGCCGGATTCCTCACCCCGATTAGTTCGTTCAGCACGAGGTTCAGTGGTGCGACTTCGTACTGGCTGACCCCGGCTTCAGCAGCAGCGACATCCCCGTACTTCTTCATCTCAGCATCTTCTGACCCTCAGGCGATGGCAAACTTCATTAGCGAGTTTGCCTCGGATTTCACTGCAACGGGTACGGCCATCAACTCAATTCTGGTCGGCTCTAGCCGGAGCATCGTCAACTGCGTCGTTGACCCCTCGGTAAACGGATTTACTACCGGTCAGTACCTTTCGTTCGTTGACATTGGAACGAACACCATCCTTTCGCCAGCGTCGTACCAGAACCAAAGCACCACCGGTTGGTACGTTGGCCAAGTCACGGGGATGAACTCATTCACCATTCTCGCTACGACTACCACTGGTGGCTCTAGTGCAACGGTCACTTTCAACCCAACCACAGAAGACCACACCGGCGTTCTCCCCGGAATGATTGTTGCTGGAACAGGGATTCCTTCCGGTGCGACGGTTGTTTCCGTGGGGGCCAGTTCGTTCACGATTTCAGCAGGGGCAACGATTGCTACGACTGGCGTGACTTTGACAATTTCCAAAGGTGCCACCAACTCGTACTTCCTCGTCTGTGACCGCAGCACCAACTACGGGCAGCCCATCCCCGGAACTTGGAACCAACTGATTTTGACAACTTCTGCCATCAGCAGTACAACTTTGACGATTTCAGCAATTGCTACTTCGTCTGGCTCCACTGCTGGCTACGGATACGGAACGGTTCTTGCCGGGGGTTCCACCTACGCATCTGGCGTTTCAACTGGATTGTTCTCTAACAGTGGCCCATTCTCCATCGCCGTGGGCAGCACGATTCCTATTGCCACTCACTACGGTTCCACTTCGGCTGGCACAACTGCGACCCTCGGCTACGTCTCTGCTCCGAGCAATGTCGTGTCGTTCATCGCTTCCGGCACTTCCGGCACCAACACAATCACCATCACAAGTTCTCTCTACATCCTCGGCAATGGAATGTTGGCTGTTGGTCAGTCCATTAGTGGCACTGGCATCCCCAGCAATTCGTACATCACGGCCATCTCTGGCAACACGCTGACGATTTCAGCAAACTTGACTGCAAACCTGAACGGCACCACAAGCATTGCCACGACATCGTGTTCGGGAATGATTTACGGCACTTCGTTCCCTGCTGGAAACACCATCGTCCTCAACAACAACGACAACACTTACGTCTTTGATTTCGGCGTTCCTTACTTCGCTCCGTACTTGACGAACACTGGTGGAGGTTCAATCCCGCCCGGCGAGACACCAACTGCCGGTGTCGGTGGCTCGCACTACGGCTGCGATTTCTACCTGCCGGTCACGCTGACCAACATCATTGGCACCCCGTTGGCCAACTTCCAAAGCGCAGCAGTCACTGGGTCTAGTAGCGCAATCTATGTAGATACCACCACCAACTTCTACGTCGGACAAAAAATCACATTCGGCAGTTTTGGAAACTTGACAATCACGTCTGTTCCGTCATCCACTGAAATCATCGTTAGTGGCACGGCTGCTGGGGCTGCGACCTACAACACGGTCAACTACTCCAACGGGTCTTCACCAAACGACATTTGGAACTACGACGATTACTTGCTCTCCGGGGCTGTGTTTGACACGGTGACTGGTACCACTTCTGGTACCGGTGCCATTGGCTTCGACGGCACATTCATTACTGGATTCCACCAGACCGGCACTTACGTCTTGGCGTACCAAGATGGGCCTCGGTACATCGGCTCATCATCAGTTGGAGACTTGGAGCAGATTGTTCCAACAACGATTGGCTCAACGGTTGGTGGAACCCTTTACCAACCAGTCGCTGCTGGCTCCACGACATTCGCCGTGAATCCAAACCCAAACACCGTTCCCGGCACCACGACATTTGGAATCAACCAGTACCAGAACTATACCTACGGTGGGTTTGTCCCCCTCATCAACAACGGTGTGACCAACAACTTCGTTGGCAACATCACCACCGGAAGTACGGTCATCACTGGCGTTGCTTCCCAGTACTCATTTGGACTTTCGGTTGGACAAACTGTTGACATTGCAAGCACGGCCCACTTCCCAAGTGGTACTGAAATCGTAACCGTCGGTAAGGGGACTGTCACGGTTTCCAATGCTGCGACAACATCAGCAAGCGCGACAAGCCTCACTGCGACTTCCAATGCCATCTACACCCTCGTCGTGGGTCAAGGCTCCACGCAGGAAATGGTGGCAGTTATTTCACCAAGCAACTCAACTTCTCTCGGCTCCACTGGGTCGAACCCAATTGGCCTTCCCTTTACGCCCGGTGAAACCCTTGACGGCTCCGGCAACATCAACAGCCCAATGCTTTGGACACTGGCAGACGGTCAGACGTTCCAATTTGACCACGACGCTGGTGACATCGTTGTCACGCCGAACGTGGTCTACTCGGTTGGTGGAAGCACGATTTCCCACGCTCAGCAAACTCCGTTCTTAGGTGACCCCAACGTTGGAACGGTCTACTCCATTAGTGGTGGAACCGATTACGCCCAGACGAACGCTCTCATCGCCACGAACCCGACGAGCGAACTCATCATCAACGCTGCTGCGAACTTCAACCTGACAAACCCGTGGTTGGATTCTGGCGTTGGTGGCTTCCCCAACATCAGCACGAGCCTCGCTGCGACGGCCTCGGCTGGAGACACCACCATCACGGTGGCCGACAACGCTGGATTTCCACAAACCGTGCAGACGGTTTTCCAAAACGGAATCACCATCCAGCCCTCGACTGTTGGAACTCTGGTGGGCAGTCTCGCTGCCAATGCAACATCCCTCACCATCATTCCAAAAGCCGAAGTCCCTCAGACCACGCCGTTCTTCATCAACATCTCTGGGCTTTCGGGTACTGAAACCCTTGAAATTGGCTCGGTGTACTACAACAGCGCACTGAACCTCGCCACTCTGCAACTCTCCAACTTCCAAGTCCAAGGAATGGTCGCTACTGGCAGCACCTCGGTCTGGCTTGGCGCAGCAGCAATCACCAACGTTGCACCCGGACAGGTCATTACGGACACGCTTGGCTACATCCCTGCTGGAACCACGGTTGTCAGTGTTTCTACGACCAGCATCACGATTTCCAATCCTGCCACCAACGGTGCAACGGAGAACTTGCAGTTTTACACCTCGTCAACGACGCTCTCCTACGCCGACCTCACGCCTGTTCTGCTGGACAGTTTCCCGACAGACACTCAGTATCACACCCTTGAAGTACCATCGTTCTACCTGACTACGGCCCTGAACCTCGGTGCAACGGTCACGTCACTTTCCACCACCCCGTTGCCTGTGACCGTGCCTTCCGGCACGACGCTCTACATCAACAACGGCATCTTTTACGATTCGTTCGTCACTTCAGCAACGGCAAATGCCGGTGCGACTGGTGTTTCCATCAACTCGTACACGCCACACTTTCCTTTTCCGGCTTCGTCGGGGAGCAGTGGAGTTTTCACCACTTACGGTTCGATTGTGTCCGTTGGCCTTGCATCTCCCTTGCAGCCGAACCAAACCATCTTCCTCAACTGCCCCGGTGCCATTGGTAGCCTTGGCAACCCATCTTTTGGAATCACGGTTAAGGAATACACGCCTCAGAACGCTTTCACCATCCCGGTTCTGCCATTCATCTCACCTTACGCCTTCGATACCACGACTACCGAAGTGGACTTCACGGGTTCGGTGACCAACGGCTCCAACGCCATCACCTCGGTAAGCAGCACGGCAGGGCTTTCGGTAGGCCAACAAGTCTTCACCAGCCAAGACGGGCTTTCTACGACCCAGCCTGCGTTCATTGCTGAAATCAGTGGCTCTACGGTCTACCTGACCACTCCTTCAGTCACGGCAGCAACCGGGGCGACGAGCCAGTACTTCAACGTCTACCCGACGCAGTTCTTGTCACCATCGCCCGTGACGCTGGATGCCGACCCGTTGCAAGAGGTCGTGTACCCAATTTCAGTGCCAGTCCCGAACGCCATCAACCCAAACGCTTGGGATGTCAACTTGGCTCTGTCTCTGGCCTACGACCACGACTTTGGTGCTGAAGTCTTTTACTACGCTTACCCGACCAACTTCCACGTCAATGATGTGACCTACCGGCCAGACTTGGGCATCTTCCAAACGTGGGATGGCAGCCAGTGGCGCACGACGAGGGTGAACGCAGTTCAGGCCCTTCTGTCCATTCTTGGCTCCTTTGGTGGAAAAGACACAACCAACGTCACGCTCATTGACCCAAACACTGGGGCAAACACGCCACCTGACGTATTCGCCAACACGCTTTCGACGGCCTTCACTGCCTACTTTGGTGGAAACCGTTCCAAAGACCCGAACGGCGACGAGTGGACTGGCGATGCCCTCAACAACATTCTGCTGAACATCTCTGTCCAAGTTCCCCAGAACCAAACGGTGGCCTACCGAAGCCTCGGCCTCATCGCCCAGTACAAGTCGGAGCCACTGGCCGAAAGCATTTATATTTCACCATCGGACAACTGCGTCATCAACGAGGATGTTGTCACCTCTGTCAACTGGACATACAGCGACCTTGACAACGACCAACAAACCGGTTGGTCAGTGAAAATCTTCAGTCAGGCTTCCGTCTATCTGCCAAACTTCAGCCCCGACACGACAACCCCTGTCTGGCAGAAGTCGGCTTACAACGCTTCCACCTCTGTGACGTTCGACACCGACAGTGGCTTCGTCAACGGTCAGAAGTACTACGCCTATGTCAAGGTTTCCAAGACATTCCACCAAAAGGACTGGTGGGGTGCGTGGAACTCTTGCCCATTTACGGTCATTATCAACGCTCCGCAGGCACCGATGGTTGCCGTGTACGCCGACGATGACAACGCTGTCAACACCATCACCATTCAAAGCACGGACAACTTGCTCGGCCCAGACAACGGCAGTTTCACCAACTCGCTCGGTGGCTGGACACGAGGAAAAAACGACACCGTTGGCACTTCGCTGGAAGTCGCATCTACCGGTATCGCCCTTCGCACCCCACTAACGGCAGGAACGGTTTACACCTCACTGAACGTCGGAGCAATTGGCTATATCGCTTCCGGCTCAACTATTGCTTCGTCTGGCAAGGGTACGTTCAAGGTTTCCAGCACTTATCCAAAGAACACTGACGCACTGGGCTTCCCAGTTTCCGGTGAGTTTTGGGTCACTATCGGTGGTGAAAACATCCTCGTGACCAACAAGGTTGACGGCAACAACTCCGGCGACACTTTTGTCATCCAGCAGCGCAACTACACCGTCGCTGGGGTTCCAAGCACTCAAAGCGCACACGCAGCAGGCGCAACGGTGACTTTTGGATTGCAGGAGCCAATCTTCGTTGATTCCGAACTGCAACTGCATTTCACTGAAGTTATTGAACAGAAGTGGGTGGACAAGCAAAAAATTCTCGTTCGCACCATCCCCGGAACGCCCGGATGGTCAAGCACGAACACCACCGGATTCCAAATTATCAGCAACGGTCAAGGCAACCAAGTCCACGTCGTTGACCCCGGCAACGTTCTCTCTAACGGGTGGGCAGGTAGAACCGTCTACATCAACCACAAAGAAAGTATGGGTTGGACAACAGCGCAAGCGTCGCAGACGGTCAAGAGAGTTCTCGGCTCCCTCATCGGCAACGCAATCAACTACAACGTTTCCAAACTGGAGCCAGCAGTCATTCAGTCGGTCAAGGCTGTTTCCACCATCCCATCACGAACCACGACCCTTGCAGTTGTCAGCACTGATACCCAATTCCCCAAGGGCAACGGTCTATACATCCCAGTGACCCCCAAGGGTGGGTACCCGCTTCTTTCGCTTCCGGCAGGGACAGTTCTCAACATTAGTAATGGACAAATTATTGGTGTCAATGTCTTTCAAGGTGGGAAGATAGACTGGACACACTACAACGCCATCAACACCGTGACCCTCACCGCGCCGTATCGAATTGGCGACAGTGGGATGCACGTTGCTGGAATCACCAACGGTTTTGGAAGCAACGTCAAGGCTAAGGATATAACCCTTGGGTTCCTACCAAGGGGAGCAGTCATCACCTATGTCGCTCCGAGCCTCTACACCGAAAAGGTTGTGACATTCACCAAGCCTTACGGCAAGCAGGCTCCCTATACCGGTATCGGCGTTTCGATTGGCGACACTCTTGACCTTTCGGTCACGACGTACTACGCAGGAACCAGTGCTGTAAACGTCTACGGCTACAAGTACACCAACAAAGTCGGTGGCCCCGGACACACCAAACTCGTACCGTTGGAGCAAAAGGTCATTTCGGATTTCACTGTTCCGTCATTCTCGGCTACAGGAACGGTTGGAACGCTCGTCGGAACGACGTTTACACCACTAACAACCGGAGCGAGCGTCGCAAACCTCACGGCGACGTGGAGTATCTACGGCAACACGATTACAGCAGCCAGTACTGCTGGCCTCGCAGTTGGACAACTCGTATCCGGCTACGGCATCCAGTCCAACTCGTACATCACCAACATCAGTGGCAGCAGTGTCACGCTTTCCAACCCAACCAACGTTGCTACCGGTTCCAGCATCGGGTTGTTGGCGTATCCGACATTCAACGCCATCCAATTGTCCACCAACCCGTTCGGTTCCACCTCGCCGGTTGGCGATGCAGTCACCGGTGCCGGTATCTCCCCGGCAACGGTTGTTAATGCAGTCGGTTCCACCTACTCAGTGGTGGGTCTTTCGGCAACCGGTGTCGTACAGTTCCAAAGCGTCAGCGCAACGGCTCCGTACAACCCAATTAAACCTGTGGTGCAAATCCCAGTGACGTTTAACGGGGCTGCCAACTTCAAGATTCCAGCAGGCTCCACGGTCATCAAAACCAAGCCGTTTGTTGCTCATTCTTCGTTTCCCTTCGGAACAGCAGTCAAGATTAACTACCCGGCTCTGTACTCTGACCACACCTTCACTATCGTTCCAAACGGTGGGTCTGGGACTGGAACGGACATTGCTGAAATCGGCCTGCTCCACACATCTGGGTCAAACTACACCGGTAAGTTCACCCCAACCAATTCCATTCCAATCATCGCTGGCCTCACCTATGGAATCGTTGGCTTCACTCGCCTGATGACCACTCCACGCACGAGTGGTGGAATCCCCACGATGAGCGTGTTCGTTGACATCTACGATGCCAGTGGGAACTGGATTGGAACGGAGAACAGCAGCAACCCTGCCTACCAAGCCGTCCTTTCCAGCAGCACTGGTCAATGGGGTTCGGGATGGGTTCCAGTCGCCTATTCATTCGTCGCCCCCACCAACGCAGCCTACGCAGTGCCTCGCTTCCAATGGAAGAACGTATCTTCGGTGGATGCCTACGGTCTTTCCGGCTTGATGTTCAAGGCAATCAACCTTCCGGCGTTCGACCTCAACCACAACATCGTGAATATCACCTCGCAGATTGGCACTTCCAGCCAACTGATGCGCTTGGAGACGAGCCTTTACCCACAGGGAACGAGCAGCAACGACAACACGCAGGTTGCCAACGCGATTTCACTGCCCCAATCTTCTTCCGAATCCTACGCATCTCTTGGTGGGTACGACAGCCTGTACGTCTTCGACCCCTACAACACTTCCGGCGTGTACGAAATTCAGCAGGGTGGCTCGGACAACGAGTTGTTCACGACCCTTACGGCAGCAGTGACCGTTGGAGTTCCCGTTGGTGGAATCACCTACTTGCCTCTCGCCAGTACAAAGGGTATTGCAGTCGGCACCACGCTCTACGTTGACTACGGAAACGCCAACACCTACGAAAATGTCATTGTTGACCCCAGTTGGGATGGTTCCACCAACGTGGCCGTACAAACCAACACGGGCAATGGCTACAGCACGGCAAACGGTTTTGCTAGAAACCACTCCCTCGGCGCACGAGTGTACGTCGTGACGATTGGACTTGCTGGAACGGTTAACTACACCCACGTTGCAGGAGCCACTGCCAGCCAAGGCGTGGCCATCTTCAACTGGAACAGTGACGGATTCGTCAATCAGCCCAACGACACTTACGAGTACCTTGTTCAAAAGTCCGTTGACGGCGGAGCGACGTGGACACCGATTCGCAACGGAAACAACGTCAAGGCAACTGGAACCGGTTGGGCAACCATCACCGACTACGAGGCAGTCCCCGGACAAGCGACGCTGTACCAAGCCATTCCAAAGTTCGTCAGCAAGGCTGGCACAGTCACGAAGCGTGGGCCGAAATCAGCACCAATCGCCCCTGAGAACACGATGACTACTTCGACGTGGTGGATTGCCGACAGTTCCAACCCGACCAACCGATTCCCCATCTTGGTGCAAAACCAGTACACGGACAAAACGAAACACCCCTCAGGTATCTTCTATCCTCTCGGCTCTGCACGGCCTTTCACCATCTCTGGCGTGACCCAAGGGCGAGACGCTGACATCAAGGTCATCTGGGAAGATTTGGACAACTGGCCTAACTTCTTGAAGTTGCTCAACTCAGGAAACATCCTCATCCTGACCAATCCGGTGGAGAGTAGTCGCACTTACATCTTCATCAGCGATGATGTGCAAACGACCTATAACGCTGCTACAAGCCCGTGGTTTGAGGTGGAAATCAACTACGTTGAGGCTGCTCCCCCCGGATACGGTTTCACCTACGGCAGTAATCTGAGTTAGTTATGTACCCAGCCAGCCCTGAATTCTTTGAGGCCATCAAAAGCCCTCATCGGGTAATGATTATCGTAAAAGCCCTGTCCATTGACGGGACTTGGTACACGCTGCCCGTTGTAGACGGTTCGGTGAAAATTGACCAGACCAGTGCCGACGTTCGACGCACCATCAACTTGACCATCAACGACCCGTTGTACGTTCCAAAGAAGTCAACCGACGCACTCTCCATCTACGGGAATCACCTCTACGCATACCGAGGCGTTGTATGGGACTTGGCCAACGTTGGTACTGAAATCATTGACGCAAAGCCGCCCCTCGGCCCAGACTTGCTGCGCCCCGAGAACAAGGCTTACGAGTTGGTTCCAATTGGCGTGTTCCGCATTACGGATACCAGCATTGAAGAAGACAACGACGGCAACGTGACCATCACGGTCAACGGCTCCGATATGGCCCTGAACATTAAGCAGAACTCGTGGACATCACCAGTCACGGTTTGGAAAACGCCATACACGCCCCCTGTTGTGGACACGAACGCTGCCGGTTTCACCCCATACACGACCCAAGAGCAGAACTTGGTGGCCAACACCTATTTGGAAGCCGTGAAACTGCTCATCAACAACCGTTGGCCTGCCTACGCCTACGGAGTGTTCGGCCCACCGGTCTTTGAGTTTGCTGGAATCGTAGATGCCGAGTTGAACCAACCCTTGATTATGGGTTCAGTGTCTATGTCGGTCACTGGCGCTGGCTCACCGTGGACAGATATCACCGGAATCGCAGCCGGAGTGAACGGACTTCTCTACATTGACGTTGAAGGTCGCTTCTGCGTTCAGCCCCAGCCTGACCCTGCGTCAATACCCCCGGTGTGGAGTTATGTTGATGGCGATGGTGGAATGTTAACAAAGGTCACTCGGAAGTTGGACAGTTCCAAAGCCGTGAACTACGTCATTGCCACTGGTGAAAACTCCATTGTCGGTATGCCGTACCGTGCGCTGGCATACGATTCCGACCCCAATTCACCTACCTATTACCTCGGCCCCTTTGGTCGGGTGGTTGGCCGTGAACCGGGCCGTAAACGACTGATTTCACAGAAGCAGACGCAGGCAGCAGCCAACCTCTACCTCAACTGGTTTGTCGGTGGCGATGAAACGACCACCATTGAAGGAATTTGCAATCCTGCTTTGGATACTGGCGATGTAGTGCTGGTGCGACGCAAGAATGTCGGCATTTATCAAGATGGTGGAATCATCACGGACTTGACCACGGACTTTCCTGCTGGCTCAGACCTCACTCCATCAACCGTTGTGCCAATCACCACTGACTACGGCAACTACGCAGACGTGCAGCCCCCGGCGAAGACTGGGGTTTACACCATCTCGGAATTAAAAGTCAATCCCACCTATGTGGCTCTCGCTAAGGGCCAAGAAATCATCATTTACACCAACGTGGCGACCAATATCGTCAAAGTCACTGAACACTGCCCGGTTGGGTCAACAATTATCCCCGTGGAAAGTTTTCACCCCGACATCCAATACTTGAAGGGTACGATGATTCTTGACCCGGCGTTCACGGAAAACGGTGGAGCCGTGAACTACTTCATTGACCAAATCACCATCCCACTGAACATCACCGATGCTGCCGAACTGGTCGCTCGTGAGCGCAGGGTTGGAACCAAGGAAGACGCTGCTCGTATTGCAGAATTCACGATGGGGTACTAATGGCTGAATTCGACTTTCGACCACTGGTCAACGCCCTTATTGCCAACAACC